AAAAGGCTCGCCTGGGAGAAGCAGGTCAAAGAATTCCACCAGCAGGCACGTGCGCTGCGTGAGCAGTGGGTGCGCGAGCATGTCAGGACCATGACCGACAGGGAACTGCACCAGGCCGTGGTGAAACTGGCGCTGCCGGTGCTGATGGGCGGCAGTGCCTATGGGTTCTTTCGTGGACTGGATGCCACCACAGCGGATCTGGCGGTCGAATCATACAACCGCATCCGACAGGACGACCCACTGCCTGTAACAGCCAAGGACGCCTCGAGAGAGATCTGGCATCTGATGTGTCGGGACAACTGGGACGAACTCAACAGACGCCAGCAACTCAACGACGGGGAGCGTGAACTGTTCCTGCTCCTGGTGGTCTCGTGCGAGGCGTTCATCGCCTGGAGGACATGGACCGGGACACCGAACATCGAGAGCTCTGTCAGACCCTACTACTCCCTGCTCGAACAGCTCGGATACCCGATATCAAGCGAGGAGACGGCAGCCATCGAAGGCCAGTACGCGGGAGAGGACAACCAATGAGATTCAAGGCAAAAACCATCGTCGTCAAGGTGTCCATGGATTCTGCCGGCAATGTGCAGGTCACGAAGATAGAACGTCATGGCTGGACGCTGTTCGCTGCCATCGCCATGACGGTATGCGCCATAGTTCAGGCAGTTAATGCAGTGATCATGTGGCAGGGGGATTCCTTCGGACGGAGCGTCCTATACGCATCGGCTTCGCTTGCGTGGCTGGCATTGGCGATCTGGTATGCGCATAGGTGGAGGCATGGCAAATGAGCGACAACACGTTCACGACGACGGTTAACCTGACCGCCAATCCGGAGGTTCGCGCCACTGGTGGTGGCGGCACGGTGGCGAACTTCACGGTCGCCTCTTCCAAACGCCGATTCGACCGGGATAAGCAGCAGTGGGTGGATGGGGACACACTGTTCCTGCGCTGCTCGGCCTGGGATTCGAAGAACGCCCCGTTGGCCTCCCACATCGGCCGCAGCCTGTCCAAAGGCATGAAGGTCCTGGTCACAGGGGAACTCGTGCAACGCTCCTACCAGACCCGAGATGGGGAACAGCGCACGGTCGTGGAACTACGAGTCCAAGAGATAGGCACCGCACTATCCAAGACCGCCACCACACCCACAGACACCAAGCAGGCCACACCGGTCACGGACCCGTTCAACCAGGAGGACCCCGATGCCGACGAATTCTGAACAAGAACACTACGACCGCATCGCCACCTTCTGCAAATCCCTAGACGAACACCCAGGCGAATGGAACCTCTACCCATACCCATTCCCCAACCAACAAACAGCCAAACAATTCATCAACTCCGCGCTCGCGGGACAGGTCGACGCGTTCCGTGTGGACACGAGCCTGTTCCGCTGGCGGTACAGCAGCCTGCCGTTGACGACGGGCGTCAACATCGAAATGAGAGTGATCGCATGACAGTCAAATCATTCGCGGGTTTCACATGCCTGTTTCTGGGGCATAAGTACAGGACCCGGATTCTGTATGAGCGTCATGGAGTGGCCGTGTTGAGCCGGTACAGGATCGCTCAGTGCGTCAGATGCGGGCACGTTGACATGCAGGGGGCAAACAGGTGAAGGAACCATCGAGAAAGGTCTGCGCCATGGTGGATGCGCGTGATGGTGAGGCGTGTGTCCGTTGCGGGCGCAGCCTGTGGAGTGTGCCGGGTTCGCGTCACCATCGCAAGCCCAGGAGCGTGGCCGGGGTGGATGAACGGCACACGGCGGCGAATCTGGTGCTGCTGTGCGGTTCGGGGACCACGGGATGCCATGGCTGGGTGCATGCCCACGTCGCTGACGCTGAGACGCATGGATGGCTGTTGGCCTCGTGTCAGGATCCGGAGCTGGTGCCGGTGGACACGGTGCGTTACGGGCGTGTGTTCCTCGACCTGGACGGTGGTGTGCGTCTGACCGATGGCGGCCCGGCCGAGGAGGGCACGGACATCGAGCAGCGGCGCAGGGCGTTCGTGTTCACGGGAGGTGATGAGAGTGAGCTGGTTCAAGGTTGATGACTCGTATCCGGATCATCCCAAGACCCTGATGGTGAGTCTGGAGGCGTCCGGCCTGTGGGTCAGATGCGCGGCGTGGACGGCGCATTACGGGACCGACGGGTTCATCCCGTATCAGGTGATGCTCCGCTATGGGGGCACCGATGAGATCGCCGGGGAGTTGATGGACGCGGGTTTCTGGATTGAAGCAAAACGAAGCAAAACCCAAGCAAACGGGGTGAAGCAAACGGGGTTTATGATGCATGATTTCACGCAGTACAACCCGACCGGGAACGAAGCAAAGGCCTTGAGCAGGCAACGTTCCGATGCAGGTCGCAAGGGCGGGAAGCGTTCTGCCGCAACACGTCGCGACAAAGGTCAAGCAAACGGGCAAGCAAGTGCTTCACAGGGAAACGAAGCAAACGGCAGGCAAGTGCTCGAAGCAAAAACGAACCCCGTCCCGACCCGACCCGACCCCTTACTCTCTCAACAGAGAGAGAGTAACGACCCGGAACATGGCTCTCCCGCTGGTTTTGATGGGGTGGTTGAGCCTGAATGGAAACAGGCGTTGCAGGCATGGGAGCCCAAACCCGAGCATCATCGTCTGGCCAGGGAGCTGGCTGACAAGGATCCCCACGGGAGGATGGTGGACGTGCTCCGGGTGGCGAGCCTGTTCCGTGACGACATCCTGGAGACCGGCAACAAGCGCAACGTGGTGGACTTCGATGCCGCGTTCCGTAAGAAGCTGCGGTTCAAGGCGTCCGATCTCCTTGACGAGCCCGCTCCCGAACCGGAGCTCACCGCCGGCGCTCCCGCCGCTTCCCGCTCCTATGAGTGGGGTGGCATCACCCGTGAATGGATCAGGGAGCACATCACGGACCTGGTGCCCGAGGGATTGTTCACACAGGCCATCGAGTCGAGTTTCTGGGGACAAGTCAAGGCCGGCACCTCCAAAGAGGACGCGGCCCAGGAGATAGTCGATGATCTGCTGACGCAGGTCGAGTATGTGGGGAGAACATCATGAGCGGGGTGCTGTTGTGGACGGATATCGAGACCACAGGGCTTGATGAGTACCGTGATGCGGTCCTGGAGATCGGCATGCAGGCCACGGACTGGGATCTGCACCCGTTGGACCAGGGGATGCGTGTGGTGGTGCGTCCATCCCGGTGGTGGTGGCGTCGCCTGCGGATGAGCGCGTACTGCCGGCACATGCACACGGTGAACAGGCTCATCGACGAGGTGGACGCGGGCGGGGCGCACACGTTCAGCCGGAGCGAGGCCGCATCGGCGGTCATCGAATACATTGCCAAGCACAGTGAGGGTGGCATGCCGTTGCTGGCGGGCAGCAGTGTGGATTTCGACCGTCGCTTCCTCAGACGAATGCATTTCCTCGGGCATAGTGCACTTGAAAGGGTGAGCCATCGCATCGTGGATGTCAGTGTCCTGGACGAGATAGCCCGGCACCGGTATCCCGACGTGTACGCGCACCGTCCCGACAGGACCACGGACCACCGAGTCACCAACTGCCTGCACGACAGCATGAACCTCTACAGCTACTACCAGCAACACCTACTCAAGACAGAGGAAAAACCCAGCATGACACAGGAACATCTGCTTTCGACGCAGAACATTAAGGACGCTTTCGTGCAGGGAAGGCTGGGGTTGTATACGGAGATCCCGGTTGAAGCGATCGCGCGGAACGAAGAGAATTTCGAGCGTTGGCTTTCCACTCATGATGCTCAGATACGCGCGGAAGCACTTGAATTCTCTAAAGAGGAGGACGGGGAGGCTTGTCTGGCGTTGGGTGCTGCTCTCAACGAGCAGGGAGTTGGCCCAGATAAGAGATCTCCTAACTCGATTCAGCTGAATCCGGTTGTTCGCGCTATCTCACTGGCTGTCAGCCGCTATCGCAAGGAGCAGCAGCGATGAGTGATCTAACTGTCGAAATGCACACTATGCAATGTGATTATCCGGGGTGCAGTAAACATGCCAGCAATGACGATTACAGCTGCTTCGGGGATTACGAGGAAGCTGTCGACCAGTTCACCAACGGCTACGACGAAACCGGCTGGTGGCACGCGGCATCGGATAGAGACTATTGCCCGAAGCATTGGCATTGGGATGAAGAAACAGATGAACAGGTCGTAGGGCCAAAAGAGGTGCAGCGATGAGTATTGCTAATTACTCCACGTCCATTGATCCGGCGAAGACGGCTGGGGAGATCATGGGCATGCTTTCGGCACATGGTGCCTCGAACGTGAACGTGACGTATGAGCAAGGCGTGCAGTCCGGGTTGAGTTTCACCGTTCCCACCGAGTTCGGGGAGCGTGCTTTCGAGTTGCCGGTGCGTGCTGCCGGCGTATTGCGTGCGATGCAGCGGGATCGTGCGATTCCTCGGTCGAAGTGCACTCCCCAGCAGGCGTCTCGGGTGGCGTGGCGGGTGGCGAGGGATTGGCTTCGTGCCCAGCTCGCGTTGATCGATGCGGGTTTGGCTGGCCTGGATGAGGTGATGATGCCGTACATGCTCGCTGATGGTGGCCGTACCGCCTGGGAGTTGTATGCGGGCAGCCAAGGGCAGATAGAGGGAGGAACACAATGAGTATCGCCCTACAGGAAGCTAAGAACTATCAGGCTTGTGCTGGTGATTGCATGGGTTCGGATGAGGCATACTATGCCGGTCGTACTGCTGAGCCTACGGAAGCTGAGATCGAGGCGGCGGCCATTACGGCTGTTAATACGTTGCATGGTGTTTACCCTGATTCGATGCCCTGTTGGGAAGACTCCAGCGAGGATACGCAATCCAGAGCCAAACAGTACGCGGTCTACATGCTCGAAGCTGCTCGTAAGTCGGTGAGCGTCGATGAGTGATATTGACCATGAATATACCGATGAGATTGTTTGCCCGTATTGCGGCAACGTGTTTGGTGACTCTTGGGAGTGCAGCCCGAACGACGAGAACGGGTGGACCGAATGCGATGAATGCGGCCGCGTCATTGAATTCACGCGGAACATCATCGTTTCATACTCCACCACCAAGCCATCATCAACGCGGGCCGAAGTGTTTGGTATCCCCAAGGATTATCAATGCTCCATCTGTCATATGGCCGGTGATGTTCGTTTCGATTGCGAATACTGCGGTCATTTCGTATGTGCCGATTGCGAAGAGAAGAAGGCTGAATGCTGCAGTTGGTACAAGGAGGTCAAGGAACAGGAGGGAGAGGCCGATGAGTGATTTGAAGGTATTCGAGGTTGATAACGGTGAGGGAATCTACTACTGCGGCGGTTACAGGTCGGCAGGAGAAGCGAAAGCCGACGCGGCAGGCCTGTTCAGTATGGAATTCACTGATGTTCGTGTGCAGCGCGTCCCTTACCTCGATCCGTTCGAACTGGGCGGGTTCGAGGATGAATGCCCGAATGAGGCTGTCATTGCATGGCTTCGGCATGGGCAGGGTTGGGTCATCAGCGACGAGGAGTATCTCGATCCGGACGAGCTCGTTACTGAGTCCGACTGGGAAGCGTTGTGCAACAAGCTCAGTGTGACGTATCCCGATCGTTATAAGCCGGTGTCTCATGAGTAATCGACGAGAGACCACTGAGATGTTGTCTGCTCTGGTGGAGAAGCGGTTGCGTGCTCGTCGTATGTTCTGGGCTCCTGAGGTGTGTTTCGACAAGGGGATGCCTCAGTCCCGGCGTATCGACTTTGTGGGTTTCACGCCGCGCAAACCGAACATCGTGACTGATATGACTTCGGTGGAGCTGGGCACGTTTGAATGCTACGAGGTCAAAAGCTGCATGGCTGATTTCACGAGTGGCAACGGGCTCACGTTCTACGGGGACCTGAATTTCCTGGTCGCGACAAAGGCTTTCGCTGAGGAACTGAACCAACTCATGCTTACCCCTCGGGGCATCAATGGCGTGCTGGTGCCGAACAAGCCGGGCACGGCCCTTATCGAGGCATTTAAAGGATGTGGCGAGGAACAGTCCTACAGGCGTCGCGTGGCCTCTGAGATGCTCTGGCAGATCGTCCAGGCACGCCACCACTACGACATCGAAACCAACGAAGGAGGCGCTCGCGATGAGCAGGCGTAATGAGTTGCCTCCTGAGTGGGATGGGCTTCGGGTGGAGTGGCGGGGTTTCGAGTTGGAGCCGGTTGCTTTCGATGTGCCGGCTGACTGTTGTGCTTCGTGTGGTGGTGTCGGTCCAAGGTCCATTAATCATGGTCGTTTGCCGGGCGCTGAGGTTCCGTCGCATTTGGTTGCGGTGCGGTGTGCGGCGTGTGGTTTCACTCAGGTTCGTGATGCGAGGCGAGTGTGGTGGGATCTCGATGAGTCGGATTACTTGGATGAGGGGAGTGTCTATATGAAACAGGGGGAGTTGGCATTATGAAGATGACGAGGATTATCACGGCGAAGATTCGTCCGGGAATCATGATGAAGATATCGGATGGTGGTAAGCGTTTCGAGGTACGGATGGAAAGTTTCCATGATGCCGATTTCATCAGGTACGTGGATGCCGATCACCCTCACATCCAGTTCAGTGACGGATTAAGAAGATTGGGTCGCGAGCGCAGGTTTAGTCGTGATTCCGATGAGTTCGTCCGTGAACTGTCGGGAGTGGATGAGGAGACGTTCGAGGAGCTGTTCCCCAGGCAGAACCCATGGTTTCCCGAATTCACCCATCGCCGTGACTACCTGTATGTGGCACCGATAGGTGAACCAATCACGTTGGACCAGATGTTCGAAAAGGAGACACGATGAGCGAGAATCTGCAACAAGCACTCCACAAAGATTTGGAGAACATGGCCAATCACGGTGTAGACGACGAATTCACTCAAGGATATGTGAGCGCCATGAGCCACGCGCTGCACGCCATCGTCACTGAGGATGGCACCAACTACACCGGTTGCCGAACATTCGACACCAAGACACCACTTCACGGAGATCGCTCATGAGCAGCCAACAAGATAAACGGATTGCGCTCGTGAAACGCATCACCAGTCAATCCATCCAACTCACCGCTCTGAACGCATCCATCAACAAACTACGGAAACAGGAACTCAACCACGTACAACACCAAATCTGGCCATACGGACAAACCACAGACAAAGACACAGAAACCAGCATCCACACCGCCACAGAACTCACACTCACCAGAACACACATCACCAACGCCATCAACCAACTCAACGCACTCGCTGCCATGCTCAAAGAGGGGAGTGCATATGACGAGTAGTTGCCCGGTGTGTGATGGCATGGTTCGTGGAGGAGTGCTGTGCAAGCAGCATCGCAGGGAGATGGCAGCCGCATTGCAGTCTTTACGATTGGGGATGTACGAGCTTGCCGGTCTGGCTCGCAGGGAGTTCAAGCTCGCAGGACGTGGCCAGGGGCATGCGTCGGCCGCGTTCGCCTCCACACCGTTGAACATGTCAGCCCAGGTGCTATACGACGAGACGGACGGCATGCTGCAGGATATGGCCGCGGCGATCGGACTGTGGGGTGTGCGATGCCCTGTATTGATACGGCGGCTGCAGGGTCGGTTGGTGGCGTTGGCTTCCTCTCCCCACTGCGGTGAAGCGTTCAAGGAGATCACCCACGCCTCGGAGAAGATCAGACTCTGGCTCACACCACCCGATGAACGGATCATCTACGGCAGGTGCCTGAACCCCGTATGCCTACATGAGGTGTCCGGCGTGACAGGTCAGAAAGAGGCGACCTGCGAGTACTGCGGCAGCACATGGAGCGTGAGCGCGATCAGGGCATCCAGACGCGAACGCTATCGGTTGAGTCCAGTTGATGTGTCCGGGGTTGATCGGACGTTGAGGATGACGCCCGCGCAGGCTGCGGCGTGGTTGCGTGGGCAGACGAATGTGAGAGTGAGTAGAAAATCGGTGACTAATTGGCTTGGGCGCGGTCTGTTGCCCTCGGCTGTGCATACTGATGAGAAGGGTGTTTGGAGGTTCAACCCTATTGAATTGCTCGATTGTATAGAAAACGGGAAAGATGTCGCCGGTGCTGCCCTCAACGATGCTGTCTGCATTGATGGACACGCCAAATGAAATATTGATATCTTCGTGTGAAGCCGTTATATTTGTAGTGTTGTAATTAGTGTATGTAGGGCCCGGCTGATGTCGGGCCTTTCGCATATTTGCACGTAGACATGCTCCGGTGCGCTGGAGCGTTTCGGGTACCAGTCGAGCCCAGGAGTCGACCATTCATCCCCACTGGCTGTCGCCGGTGGGGTTTGTCGTTTTCATCGAGTGTATTGGAGGGAGCTTGGGGACCAAGCAGGAGAAGTTCGAGGACTATACGGGATTCGTGAACAAGTTCAAAGCCAAGACGAAACTGACCACGGATGACTGCTATACACCTCCCGAGGTGTTCCGTGTGATTGAGGATTGGGCGGTGCGGGAGTATGGTCTCGATGGCCGGCGTCTGGTGCGCCCGTTCTGGCCGGGAGGGGATTATGAGTCGTTCGAGTATCCCGAGGGTTGTGTGGTGCTGGATAACCCGCCGTTCTCGATATTGGCTCGCATCACACGCTTCTACGCGGAGCGCGACATCGACTACTTCCTGTTCTGTCCCTATCTGACGGCCCTGTCCAACAGGACCGAGGGATGCAACCACATCGTCACTGACGCGAGAATCATCTACCATAACGGGGCCGAGGTCAATACCTCGTTCCTGACCAGCCTCGGGGATGACTTCATCCGCACAGCTCCCGGCCTGGCCATCGCAATCGCTAAGGCCATGGCCAAGGGCAGGCCGCCGGCACGCACCCTGCCGCACTACGAATACCCGCCCGAAGTGCTGACCGCCACGATGATCGGCAGAATCGGCAGGCAAGGCGGTGACCTGCGTGTGCCGCGCGACGAATGCCGCAGGGTCACACGCCTGGATGCTCAGCCCAAAGGTAAGGGCATCTTCGGGTCAGGCTATCTCATCAGCGAGCGCCTCGCCGCATGCAAGAGTGAGTTGCAGCGAGAGTCCGCCAGACGTGAGGACACCATCCGATTCGAGCTTTCTGACCGTGAGCGCAAGATCGTCAAGGCTATAAGTGGTTAACTGGCGGAGTTATCTGTCGATGTCCCCTGCGCATTGCACTTCGGACAGATGTAGTCGACTTTGTGTCCACGTGAGGCGGTGACTGTTTCACCGCCCGCCACTGGTATCTCGACGATATCGTCGTAGTCGTTGTTTGCGATGAAGCGGTGTTTGCAGTTATAGCATTCTATTTCCAGCATGGTGGTCCTTCAGAACAGGGATCTATCGGCGTTGCGTCTCAGCTGATCGGCTTCTTGTGACGACAGGTTTCGTGTGCCGTTGAAATTACAATGAGCGCTGGAACATGCAAAATCGACTTCGAATCCCTTCGGTACAGTGCGTACACCCGACTGGGAAGTGATGGTAATTTCTCTTGGCCTGAAGTTTGTGTAGTTTAGTCGGCCATTGCAGATGCTGCATCGTGTCTTAATCTCCATAGTCCTGCCTCCTTGCTTTGAATCATAATGCCCCATATCTTACCCACCTCATCACAAGACCATATGCCCACAAGTCAGACGAGATCAGGGCACACGCCGTGACCTACCAGCCGATACCTGGTGCTAGTACCTACCCGAGGTGATACCCCATGCCTATGCGTAGATGTGCGTGGGCGAACTGCCCGCAGCTTGTTCCGCTTGGCACGCGATATTGCAAGCAGCATATCGCTGCCAATGAGCGACGGCGGGGCAGTGCCACGCGTCGAGGATACGGCAAGGCGCACCAGATGGAGAGAGCACGGTGGCAGCACCTACTAGCCCAGGGCGCACAGCCCGTGTGCAAACGATGCGGACAGATTGTCAAACCGGATCAAGCTTGGGACTTGGGGCACAGTGACGACCGCACCCGATGGACAGGACCCGAACACGCACACTGTAACAGGAGTGCAGGGCAAGCCAACAGCATGCGCATGCGCGAGCGATGGAAATGACAGCGACAACGAGATAAGACGTAAAGACAAACGACTAAAACAAAACGTTTCGTCAAACCTGAACCGATTCGAACGGTCCCGACATACCCCCGGGGGAGGGTCCCTCGTGGTGGCGCGAAAGACCGCCGGTGAGGTGGCTCGCAAGTGCGGAGGGTTCAAAGTTTTTGGGAATGGGGCGTTCAGGGACGTTTCGGATTGAGGGGTGACCATGACGCAGGGTGGCGCTAGGGCGCGGTCGGGGCCGGCGTTCGATCCGAACTCGGAGCGTTCCGAACGGAAGGGCAGGTCACTGCTTCCATTGAGCGCGAGGGGATACCGGCGCAAGCCTCGGGACTTCCCGTTGAGTCGGTATGTCATCTGGGATTCGTGGCATGACGAGGACGGGACGCACAAGGAGAAGGACGCGGACTCCACGGAGGAGTGGAACAGGCGTGAGCGTGAACTGTGGGGCGAGTTGTGGAAGCTGCCGCAGGCCATCGCCTGGCATATGCCGGAGTTCGCGTATCTGTTCAACACCGTGGCCCTGTATTGCCGGCAGTTCGTGATCTGTGAATCACCGGATGCGAAGGCTGCGGACCGTTCGACGCTGCAACGCTATGCGGACACCATCGGTCTGACTCCGCAGGGGTTGAAGCTCAATGGCTGGCAGATCGTTGACGACGAGCCGAAGAAACAGGTGAAGGCGAAGGATTCGAAGATCGTGCGGTTCCCCAGTGCGAGGGAACGGTTCGCCGACATATAGAGGGGGTTCCGATGGCGGGTGCTCAGCTGCCGAAGTCGTTGGGGTTCCTGTTCTCGGACTGGACGCAGTGGCATTGCGTGGTGCCCTCGGGATATGACCTGAACAAGCCGTTCGTGCTGACCGGATGGCAGTTGCGCAATGCCGTCGAGTTCTACCGTGTGAAACCGGATACGAGGTTCAATGCCTCTCGACCGTTGCAGGGTGCAGCGTTCAGGTGGCGTCGCGGGCAGATCGTGGGCGGTCAGAAGCTCGGCAAGAGCCCGTTCGGTGCCGCATGCGCCTGTTTCGAGGGTGGCGGCCCATGTGTCTTCTGCGGTTGGGCCGTTGGCGGAGAGGTGTTCCGCTGCTCCGATTGGGGTTGCGGGTGCGGCTTCAAGTACGAGTACCAGCCCGGGGAGGCCATGGGCATGCCCAGACGTACCGCTCTGGTGCAGCTGCTCGCCAACTCCGAGGAGCAGACCGCGAACGTGTACCGACCGCTGCAGACCATGGTGCGCAACGGCAGGCTGGATGATCTCATGAAGGTCCGCGAGGGCTTCATCCGCCTGCCCAACGGCGGACGCATCGACCCGGTCACCGCCTCGGCGCGTTCGAAGCTGGGAAACCCGGTCAACTTCGCGCTGTGCGACGAGTCCGGCATCTATACGAAGCGTTCCGGCATGTTCGAGGTCGCCGACACCGTGCTGCGCGGCGTCTCCGGCATGGATGGACGCATGTTGGAGCTCACGAACACGTGGGATCCGATGGATGCTTCTTTCGGCCAGGCGACCTACGAGAGCCGTGCCGACGACATCATGAAGTACTTTCCACGTCACGACCCCGCATTGGACTTCCTCAAACCGGAAGACCGGCGGCTCATCCTCGAATTCGTCTACAGGGGCAGTCCGTGGGTCAACCTCGACAGCGTCGAGGCCACGGCTGCGGAACTCCTGGAACGAGACCCGGCACAGGCGCGAAGATTCTTCGGCTGCGAACTGGTGCAGGGCCTTGGAGCCTACATGCCCGAGAAGGTGTACGACGAGACCGAGCAGGACCAGGTCCCACCTGCGGAAGGCAGTGAGATATGTCTCGGCTTTGACGGATCGCAGTCGGGGGATTGGACCGCGTTGCGTGCGGAGACGGTCGAGGGATGGCGTTGGACGCCGTCATACGGTCCATCGAACCGTCCGTCCTACTGGAATCCGAAGGAGTGGGAGGGGCGCATCCCGCGCAGCGAGGTCGATGCCTGCGTGAGTGAACTGTTTGAGCATTACCGCGTCAAACGCTTCTACTGCGATCCGCATCCCTGGGAGACGCAGGTGGATGCGTGGAGCGAACGCTACGGGGAGGATGTGGTGGTGCAATGGCCCACCAACCAGCCCGGACGCATGTACAACGCGCTCGTACGGTTCCGCGAGGACACGGCCGACAAGACCACCACGCACAGCCCAGACCCGACCGCGAAACTGCACATGATGGCGGCCCGCATGGTCGCCAAGCCGGGGGACCGGTTCGTGCTGGGCAAACCAAGCGAGAACCAGAAGATTGACATTTCAATGGCTGACATCCTCGCCCATGAGGCTGCATGCGATATGCGTGCTCTGGGGTGGGGCATGAATAGCAACAAGGTTTTCCTGCTTGGACAGACCACAAAGATTGGAGGTGCGCATGGAGGCGGTAACGGAGTTGTCTTCGGATGAATCTGCACTGATGCGACACTTGTATACAAGGCTTCAGACCTTGCGTAAGGTTCATGAGGATCTGGATAAGTATTATCGCGGTGAGCAGCGCATCCAGACGATAGGCCTTGCCGTGCCGCCTGAGCTGCGAGTGTTCGAGTTTCCCCTGAACTGGCCTCGCGTCACTGTGGATACCGTGGTGCAGCGTCAGCATGTGCGCTCTTTCAGCCTTCCTGACGATCCAGATTCCAACGACTACCTGTCGGAGGTCTGGGAATCGAACAACATGGATTCGCAGAGCGTCCTCAACCATCTGGAAACGCGCGTGCAGGGTCATGGATTCGTTTCTGTCGGCACCAACGAGGATGACACCGAGCACCCGCTTATCACGGTGGAATCGTCACGCTCGATGATTGCCGAAATCGATCCACGCACGCGCAGGATTACGGCAGCGCTGCGAATCTATTACGATCCGTTGGAACGTGCTGCACCGACCGAAGCGACGCTCTACTTGCCTGATTCGACCATCTACCTGCAGCGCGTCAAGGGGTGGCAGTGGGCTATAGAGGATCGTGACGACCATAAGCTGCATCGTGTACCGGTCGTGCAATTCCTGAATCGTCCTCGGGTGGGCAACTTCGTTGGCGAATCCGAGATGAAGGATGTCTTGAAACCTACTGACATGGCAGCTCGAGCGCTCATGGACCTTCAGGTTGCGATGGAAACCCACGCGGTGCCCGGCAAGTGGGCCACAGGCGTGAACAAGGACGACTTCATCGATGCAGATACCGGCAAGATGGCTGCTTCATGGCAGGCGTATTACACGGCCATGACCGTGACACAGAGTCAAACTGCAAAATTCGGTCAATTCCAAGCTTCCGAACTTACGAACTTCAAGACGGTGATTGACATGCTTGCCGAGCAGGTGAGTTCCGTGACTGGTCTGCCAATGCGCTATTTCGGTCAGAATACTGCCAACCCAGCAGCTGAGGGCGCGATCCGAGCCGATGAGGTTCGACTGGTGAAGAACGTCGAATTGAAGAACATGACCGACGGCGACTGTTGGGCCGACGTGATGGCGCTCGCCTACCGGTTCGGCAAGGGCGATTGGCTTGACGGCAATCGTATCCGCACCGACTGGGACGACCCGAACACCCCGACCTTTAGTCAGAAGGCCGATGCGATACAGAAGCTTGTCGCATCCGGCATCCTGAGCCGTGAGGGCGCTTGGGACGAGTTGGGTTGGTCTCAGGCCCGTAAGGATCTTGAACGGCAACGCTTCGACGAAATCGACTCAGCACAATGGGAAAGCCTGTTGAAACCGGAGGCCACGAATGCAGACGATGGCGGGGCAGGAGATGCCCAAGGTGGCAGTGCTGCAGGGCAAACACCTGCGGTCGGTCAGCAACAGGGCAGTGGCGCAAATAGTCAAGGCGTGGCGACAAAACCGGTCTGACGATTTCAATCAGGCTTACGCGAACGCCTATGCGCCTATGCTTTCAGCGTTGGATTCAGCACAGCAGGATGTTGCTGACTATATGGCGGAAACCACGCCTGATGTGATGCAAAGCATGGGAAGCATGAACCTAGGGAGTGGAGAGTTTACTTTCGACACTTCACAGCTCGTCGGCGTCGCAGGCAATGGACAGAACACGTTCGACAACCTGTGGAGTAGTATACTGCTCGGCAAGCAGTCGATAGCGAACGGCAATTCCCTGAGCATGGCGCTTTCCACCATCGAGAACAGTCTGGCGCTTCGATCTCGCACGATTCTGGCAGACACCGCCCGAACTTCCTCGATGATGACGGCGAAATCGCACAGTTTCACCGCACATTATGTGCGCATGCTGACACCCCCGTCCTGCGGACGCTGCGCGATTCTCGCGGGGATGCCTTCGGGCAGGAAAGCGTTCGAACGGCATCCGCATTGTGACTGCGTGGCGGCATGGAGCACCGATGAAAGCGCTCTGGCCAAGCATTATGCGAACGCGACCGACTATCTGAACTCGCTGAGCTCGGAGGATCTCGCCAAGACGCTCGGGTCACAGGCGAACGCCCAGGCATGGCATGATGGTGCCGACCTGAACCAGCTCGTGAACGCCTACCGCAGGAGCGGCAGCGTAAGGGCAGCTCAGCTTTACGGCAGATCCATTAAATACACGTCTGAGGGCACCACGAAGCACGGCTGGGCGTATTCCCGTATGAAACAGGCCGGATATGTGAAAGCTCACGTCAAATACGGTTCGAAGTATTGGCGTTCCGACCGTCCTCGTCTCATGCCGGAAAGCATCTATCAGATTGCTGGGAATAATCACGCTGAGGCGATGAGGCTTCTCAACAATTACGGGTGGCTGTAAACAGCCTCCTTATCTAATTTTTACCGCTCGTGCGATGCGAGTGGCTTTTGCCATGCGATGTGGCGCAATCAACAAGGAGAAACTATGCATACACGTTGGAATAATCTACGGCACGTCCGCATGATCGTCGCTGATGGCGGCGAAGGCGGAGGAGTTGCAGAAGATGGTCAGGGCGATCCTGAGCCAAAGCCGGACGAGAGCAACGCGGAACATCAGGGCAACGAGTCCGAGAAGCTTGGCGATAACGGGCTGAAAGCACTCAAGGCCGAACGTGAGGCGAACAAGGCCGCGAAGGCCAAGCTAGCCGAATACGAGGCTCAGATCCAAGCATTCAAGGACAAGGACAAAACCGAATCCGAGAAGGAAGCCGAACGGTTGCAGGCCTTGGAAAAATCCAATTCCGAGAACGCTCGGAAGGCCTTGCAGTACGAGGTGGCAGCCGAGAAGGGTATCCCTTTGAAGCTCGCCGTGCGTCTTCATGGCGCTGACAAGGATTCCATGCTCGCCGATGCAGACGAACTTCTCCCGTTGATCCAGCAAACCAAGCCGAAAATTCCCAAGCCCGACAAGAGCCAAGGCAGGGGTGGCAAGCCAAAGCCTGCGTCCCTGTCCGCCGCGATTGCCGGTCATCTGAAATAACCCTTAAGGAGGGTACAAATGGCAGTAACTTTGGCAGAAGCCAAGAACAATGCGCTCGAAGACTATGATCCCATGGTCATCGACGAGTTCCGCAAGAACTCGGAAATCCTTGATTCTCTCATCTTTGACGATGTGGTGAATCCGGCTGGCGGCGGCGCGACGCTCACCTACTCGTATCGTCGTCTCGCAACCCAGCCGACAGCCGCGTTCCGCGCGATCAACAGCGAGTACGCACCACAGGAAGTCACCACCAATAAGTACAACGTGGATCTGGCCGTCCTCGGCGGCAGCTTCGAAGTCGATCGTGTGATCGCCAACCTTGGACCGGAAGCGTCGGGGGCTATTGCGCTGAACATCACCCAGAAGGTGAAGGCTGCGACAACTCTGTTCCAGGACACTGTCATTAACGGTGACACCGCCAAGGACGCGAATGCTTTCGACGGGTTGGACAAGGCGCTGACCGGTTCCAGCACGGAGGATAAAACCTCCAAGCCAGATTGGACGGACATTTCGGACAACGGCTTCAAGATCCTCGATTCGCTCGACGCGTTCCTGAGCCTGCTCGATGGTGATCCGACCGTCCTGGTAGGCAACGCCAAGGCATTGGCTAAGATTCGTGCTGCCGCACGGCGGACCTCGATGTACACGAAAGATCCTGTTGAAGGTCTGCTCGGTGCGAACGGGCTACCCATCACTCGTGAAGCCTACGGCAACATCCTGCTCGTGGACGCCGGAGCCAAGGCTGGCACTAATGACCCGATCATCCCCGTGGATCCGTCTAAAGGCACGTCGGATGTGTATGCGTACCGTGTCGGGCTCGACGGGTTCCACGGTGTATCCGTGTCAGGTGGGCAACTCGTGCAGACCTGGCTTCCCGACTTCACGACCGCCAATGCGGTGAAGAAGGGCGAGGTTGAACTTGGCCCCATCGCCGTCGCGTTGAAGGCCACTAAGGCTGCCGCCGTCCTTCGCGGGGTGAAGGTGCAATGAGCTGGACAGTGAAGACCCCGGTCAAGGGCTTCACCGGTGACGTCGCAGGTGTTGATTTCCACAACGGTATCGGCACCTGCGATTCCGACATCTCGTACTTCCAACGTCATGGATACGAGATTACGGAAGACAAGCCAGCAAAGCCAAAGTCAACAGCCACAGCGAAAAAGTGAGGTAGCCATGCCTGACGATTCACAGGTGGCCAAATACGCGACGATCTCCGATGTTGCCGATGAATTAGGCGAAGATATCGTCGAAGAAAGCGCACGGGGGAAACAGATTCAACGGTGGCTCAACAGGGCTGAGCGCAATATCCGTGCCCGAGTGACCGAATTGGATAATTGGGCTGCTGCCGATGCTGATTACAAGGCGTCTGTGAACGACGTGGAAGTTTCGGCAGTGGAACGTAAAGCGCGGAACCCCGATGGTATGCGATCCATGATGACGCAGATCGATGACGGCAACTTCCAGCAAACCGTGGATAACTCACGATCTACTGGTGAGATCGTCATACTCGACTCCGAGTGGTCCATACTGTTGAAAAGCGCTTCCACCACGGCGTTCAGTGTCATCGCGCAGGCTCAACCGGACGCCTTCCCCTTGCCCTCATACCCCTACGGCTATTAGGAGGTCATCATGGATGTGCTGAGTATGGTGCAGACTGCGTTGCCGCGACTTCGTGAACAGGCTGATCGGCTCATGACCGATCGCTTCAGCATCCAGAGATACACCGGCAAAACGGTCACCGACCCTGATACGGGGGTGGATACGCTGGAAGTGCTGCCGGTGGCCGAGACCATCGGCAAGGTGCAGACCTCCGGTGGTATCGCCTCGCAGGTGGTGACCGCGAGCGGGGACAGCAGCAATGTAGGTGGCAACGTGCCCGTATGGAGCCTGTACCTGCATTTCCCCGCATCTCTCACCGGACTCAAGGAGAAGGACGTGGCGGTATGCACCGCCTCGGACGATCCCGACCTGATAGGCAGGAAATTTCGGCTAGTAAATCTGCAATCTGAGAAAACGCACGCCACGGCCCGACGGTGGAACGTGCAGGAAATGCCCGAAGGAGCATCATGAGTGATTACAATCAGCGGCTGATCAAAGAATATTCGGAGTTGAAGGAACGAGCGGGAAAGCTCGATGTGTTTCTCAAACGGTGGGCCGATGGCTCGCTTGAATTCAATCCCATGTGCTCTATTGAGTTGTTAACCGCTCAGTTGCATATCATGCATTCGTATCTGAGTATTCTCGAGGAACGGGGACGTATTGAAGGGGTCGAGTTTGAGGATGATGGCGAATTCGTGCGCATCCAAGACTGTCGGGAAGGTGACCCCACTCCGCGAATTTTGAAAGTCAGGAGGACAGATGTCTGGTCTCATTGACGTATCTCAAGTGAATGCGCTCGCTCAAAAGCTTGCTGCCGTCCCATTGAAGAAACATGCTTTGGTTGCGGCTGCGGTGAAGAAAGGCGCACAGAACATCAAGGAATCCATTCAGACCGATGTGCAGAGGTCATCCAACAAGGCGATCCGCCGTATTCCCATTGCCTATGAGATGAAGGATGAAGGCACACGTATCGAAGCTGACATCGGGCCACGCAAGGGGGGTGCGGGCAATCTCGCCAACATCGCCTTCTTCGGTACCGCCCGTGGCGGGGGTTCGCATGAGTTCTACTCGCATGGTGAGGATGAGCTTTCGACTGCTGCCGATTACGTGCGCAAGGCGGCGAGTGGATTATGACGGGTTACGCGCAAGCCCGTGCCGCAGTGGTTGCTTTGCTCCCTGAGCTCAAGGGTTGGACGGTGTACACGGACGGCATCGCCACTGGTGCGCATCCACCATGGGTTGTGGTGTCACTTTCCGAAAACGGACGTGAGCACACTGAAAGGCTTGCCGCGACGAATCATCTCGCCACCTTGGATATCCGCGTAGTGGGATCCTCCGAGCTTGGTATCGGCATCGTGTGCGACAAACTCACCGCCGCATTGGATGGTGCGTCACCCGGCAACGGTGTGGCCTCTCTGCTGCCCGACACGGATTCCGGTGTCTACGCTTCCGACCTGGTGGCAACCGGCACTTCCGCACCGTATCTGATGCGCGTACTCACCTGGCGCACCGGGTGGCCCGCCTGACCGAACCTAATCAACATTCATCAGCCTTGGCTTCACGCCGGGGCTTTTTTCATACCCAAACGAAGGAGTAACACATGGCATTGCCCAAGGCATTTCTCGAGGACGGCAAGTTCCTCACCGTATTCGTGTCAACGATTGCGGATATCACCAAACCCACCGTGGCGGAACTCAAGACCCCACTGGTGGCGTTGTCGGATTATCTGACCGCAAACGGTTTCAAGATCACCCACTCGCAGGATTTCGCCAACGATGACCGCGAGGCATCACCCGCTGTCGGCCAGATTCCAGGCCAGGAGAAGTACACGGACGGCTCTCTGGAGGTGATTGACAACACCAACATTGCCAGCGAAGCGAACGTGGCGGTCGAGAAACTCACCAAAGGGACTCATGGGTATATCGTGCGCCGTCGCGGCAAGGACAACAAGGAGCCATTCACAGCTGACGACATCGTATCCGTGTATGCGGTCACCATCGGCATCAAGACCCCTGTCGCCCATGCTGCGAACGCGCGTCAGATGAGCACCATCAGCTTTTCGGCGGATCCAAACTCGCAGGATGAGACCGCCAAGGTCGCTGCCTGAGCCTGACCTTTGATTCCCTTGCCTGTGTGCGCTGGGTCGCTCCCGCATGCAGGCAAGGTACACCCAATCTTCTACCGGTAGCGATCTACTTTTTTAGGAGCGACCATATGACTTTTACCATTAAACGGCCCACGCGCAGCGTGGAGATCGTCACTGATCTGCAAGCACTGCAAGACAGTATCGTTGCCGCGTCTGATGCTCAGGAGGCGAAGGGCAAGAACGGTGTGCAAGCGTTGCGTCAGCGTGCCGCTGAACTCACTCAACAGGTGGATGAGAGCACCCTCGTTCTCACACTCCGGGGGTTGAACGCGTCGCAATGGAATCAGATCGTCATTAAACGAACCGATTCAAAGGGGAACCGGCTGGTGAAGGATTGGCCAGGCATGATTTCCGACGCTCTACCAGTGATGCTCTCATCTGCACACGTGAAGACGGATCCGGATACCACGGTCGAGTTGACTGCTTCAGATCTTTCTGAGCTGCTCTCCGGTCTCGCTGATTCACAAGTGGCCGAATTAATGCAAACCGTTCAAGTATTGAATACGCCTGCTACCTCGGTCCCAAAAGCGTTGCGCGAGCTGACCTCGCCGACCGACTAGCCGACCATCCCGGGACACTCGAAGAGCTCCGGTGCGCCCAATCGCTCGGCATCTCGTACAAGCGGTTCCTCGGGTGGGTTCCCACACCGGATGACCCGGTGGAGTGGGATGCAACTGAGCGTGATTGGATGCTCGCATTGCAAGCGTATGAGACGGCACACAAGTGCCCTGTGTGCGGCATGGACATTGAGTTCTGCCATGACGAGCACAAAGTCCGCGAAACATTCCAAGGAGCCGGCGTTGAAACCTGCTTCGTAGGTGCGATGCGCGAGCAGGCGATGAAAAAGTTCAGCGATTCCGGAGTCGTGCAGGCACCCAACTCGCAGACCACGAAACTGATCCCCAAACAGTAAGGCGGTGCATCTTGGCGCTCAATGAGAACATCACGATCAGGCTCATGGCGGACACGTCGAACTACACCACCAAGATGCAGGCCGCCTCGGCGCAAGCAACACAGCTTTCAACATCGTTGGAAAAGCCTCGCAGCACCAGTGACAAGCTCAAGGGAGCGTTCACCACAGCGGGGCTAGCGGTCGGCGCACTGTCAGCCGCCGTGGGCGTGGCAGCAGTGAAGAGCTTCATGGATTTCGACGCATCCATGAGCACAGTACAGGCAAACACCAAAGCCAGCGCTAGCGAAATGAGCAAGCTCCGCGACGCCGCACTAGACGCAGGGCAACGCACAATATACAGCGCTACCGAATCCGCTGACGCAATAAACGAGCTCGCAAAGGCAGGCATGAGCACCGCCAACATTCTCAACGGCGGGCTCAATGGAGCACTCGATCTCGCAGCATCGGACGGCATGGCTGTTAGTGACGCCGCCGAACTCATGGCATCCACACTCGCACAATTCAACCTCAAAGGCACGGACGCCACAAAGGTAGCGGACGCGCTCGCAGCAGGTGCCGGTAATGCTCAAGGCTCAGCCAGTGATCTGGGTAATGCTCTTTCACAAGCCGGTTTGGTGGCGAATCAGTATGGTGTGAGCATGCAGGAGGCCACCGGCACGCTTGCTACGTTTGCGAACGCGGGCATGATCGGCTCCGATGCCGGCACGTCGCTTAAGTCCATGCTGATTGCTCTTGCTAATCCGAGCAAGAAAGCTCAACAGGCGCTTGACGATCTAGGAATCAGCGCTTGGGACTCGCAGGGTAATTTCATTGGTCTCTCCGGCCTTGCCGGACAGTTGCAGACGCAAATGGCTGGGCTGACTGACGAGCAACGTCAGCAAGCGATGGCTACCATTTTCGGCACTGACGCGGTGCGGTCTGCTGGAGTCCTCTACAAAGAGGGTGCTAGCGGGATTGATAAGTGGACAAAAACTGTTTCGGACTCTGGTTATGCTTCCGAGCAGGCTGCCGCACGTACCAACAACCTCAAGGGTGACATCGAACAGTTCTCCGGATCTATTGAAACAATGCTCATCAAGATTGGCGGTGGCGCGAACGGCCCGTTACGTACGACGGTGCAGGGTGCGACCGATCTTGTTACTGCTTTCAGTACGTTAGACCCGCATATTCAGCAGACCGTAGTTCTGCTGGGTGTTGCGGCTGGTGCAACCGCTGGACTTCATAAGATGTTCGGAAATCTTTCCACTTCTTCCAGTGGGTTTGGGCGGAGTATGGGACTAGCGCTTGACCCCATGCAACGGTTGCAGGGGTTGTGGAGTGGGTTGAGCACCGGGGCGCAGAGTATGGCCACGGCATTTCAAAGCCCGACTAGGCAAATGGAATTGTTCGGCACGACCATGAGCCGTGGGAAGGCTATTTCCAATGGTTTCAAAAGCGTCGGTTCCGGACTCATGTCCATGATGGGCGGGCCTTGGGGGGTAGCGTTCGCTGCCGCTGGAGCAGCTCTTGCCATCTGGTCGCAGAAGACTGCTGATGCGAAAACGCGCACGGACAATATGACCAGTGCGCTCGAATCTGGTCAGACCGCGGTTCAGAAACTCACACAGAATCTGCAGAGTGGGAACGACACTGATTGGGGTTGGTTCCAGAAGACACGCACGGGAGCCGATAGCCTCGCCCAGGCGCTGGATAAGGCTGGTGTCAGTCAGAAGACCTTCGTTGACGCGGCGATGGGTGATAAAACCGCAATAGCCTCGTTCAACCAAGAGTTGGATGATTACATCAACAAACATGGCGGTGCCGGAACCGTAACGGATGAGTTGCGTGCGCATTTGGAGCAGCAGACCAAAGCTGTTTCCGGTTCCAAGGAGGCCATGAAGGAGCAAGCCGAGGCAGACAAGCAAGCCACTGCCGAAAAGGTGAACAACACCTTGGCGACGGCTGGGCTCACCGATGCGACCGCCACCAACACGGATGCTACATCAGAAGCAGCCGATGCGAACGATATCCTCAAGGAATCCTTCGGGGCCTCCAGCAAGGGCATTAACGATCAGGCATCAGCCTTGGGAGAGGCGCTGGATGCATTGAAAACCTACTATGGGTTCTCACTCGATGCTTCAGATGCCACTATTGCATTGCATGATTCCTTCGATAAGGCTGCTAAGGCAGTAAGCGATAACGGTGCAACCTTGGATCTCAACACGGAGAAGGGGCGTGCGAATCAGTCAGCGTTGAACGACGTGGCTAAATCCGCGTTGGATGCGGCTGAGGCGCAGGCCCGTAACGGGCAGTCCGTGGACCAGATACTCCCAATCGTGGATGATGCCCGGAACCGTTTCATCGATTTCGCCACAAAAATGGGGATGAGCAAGGGCCAGGCGAATGCTTTGGCGGATCAGTCAGGGCTTACCAAGGATGCGGTGAACAGGCTCGCACAGTCAGTGAACAATGTGCCGACACAACACAACACCAACCTCACGGCGACAGACAATGCGACTCCGGTTATCAGAAATGTGAAGGAGATGTTGGCCGGGTTGCATGACAAGACGGTCACACTGAATCAGGTCGTCAACTATATGGCGACAGGACACCTGCCTTCCGCATCCGGACCATTGGCAAGTGGATACGTGGCTGTAGGTAAAGCCGATGGTGGATACATCTCAGGCCCCGGCAGTGGAACGTCTGATTCCATTTCCGCACGCTTGTCCAATGGAGAGTATGTCATTCGAGCAGCCGCGGTCGATCATTATGGCGTTGGATTGTTCGATCAGTTGAATTACCAGCGGTATGCAGCAGGCGGTTTGGTGCAGCGATACCAAGCCACACCGGTGCCCACAAAGATTGATTCCGAGCAGGGGAAGGTCACCTATATGCAGACCGTAAACCTCAAGATGTATGGGACTGGTTCGTCTTCTGCTGATGCTCAACGTGCTGCCAGCAGGATACGCGCGAGTTCCAACGCCTTGCTTTCGATGAATGGGGTGGGGCTATGAGTCTGGTGAGGATCTACACGACGTCAAGCACGAGTCCAGCGGTGTCGCTCTATGGCGACGCTGGCGACTATGAGATGATCCTTCGCTATCTGGATGGCTGGTATAGCACTCCGGACGCGAAGGTGAAATTGACGGAGCGCGCTTCGGGGGATGGGGCTCACGACGTGGCCGAGAGCGACATCATCTATGGGACGCGCACAATAGTCGTCGGCTACCGTATTCTAACGGATAGTCGCACCCGGCTTCTCGCTCATGAAAGTTCTTTGCTGTCTCTCACTCACCAGCAGGTGAGATTCCGCGTGACGGACGATGACAGCGATCTGTTTGCGTCCGGCTATGTGGATTCGGTCGTTAAGGATAAATCTCAACAGAATCTTGCTAAACAGACCGAGACTGGCACGCTTACCATCATCTGTCCGCGTCCTGAGCGTCTTTCTTGGTCGCCGTTGCAAACACAATTATTCCCTGTGTCAGTTATGCAGGGTGGGTTGCGATACAACTCTGGCAAGGGTTTGAAGTATCCGCTGAACTATGGTACTGCTGGCTCCGCGTCGAACGTGGCGCTGCTCATCAATCAGGGCAGTTCGAAAGCCTATCCGGTGCTCACGGTGACCGGAAGCTTCCCGAACGGGGTGCAGATCCAGTGGGGTGGTAACGCGCTGCAGTATGACGGCGCGATCGGTGCTGTGCCGCTTATCTTGGATTCGCGCTCGCAGACGGCTTCAATGGGTGGCGTGGACGTGAGCCGTAACCTGTCGCGTCGTGATTTCCCTGTGGTGCCAGCGAATGGTTCGGTGTCGCTCAGGCTTATGAGTGCGGGTACCGGCTGGGTGACGGCCGTGTGCCGCGACACATACATCTAAATCTCTCTTTTCAAACATTCATTGCCTCGCCTGGTGCGGGGCTTTTATTTTGGAGGCTCTATGACTACGGCTTTGGGCGTTGATGTCGATAAGAATGGCAATGGGTTGGATCCACTGGCTCATCGAAACATCATCCAACGGCATTGGAATAATACGGGCATCATCGGCGGGCTGACGGTTTCCGGCCGTTCCGACTTGTATTATGCGGTGTCGGCTGGGGTGGCGGTGTGCTCGATGGGTGATGCAGACGGATACACAGAAGCGTATTGGCCGGGCGGCAAGACCGAGAATACGGTGAGTGCGGGGGATGGCACGTATCCGCGTATCGACTCAGTGTATCTTCTTGCGAATACAGGCACTCCGGATAATGACGTGCATTGCCTGGCCTTACAGGGCACGCCCTCGGCTTCTCCCGTGGCTCCCACACTGCCTGCGGGCGCTCTGCTATTGAGGAATGTTACGATTCCCGCGGGAGCCTCTACGACGGGTGGGGGGTCGATCGGTGTTGATGTGCGGTATGCGATCCCATACGGAGCATCGGGGGATCTCCTGGGTGCGTTCACCAATACTGCTGACGCTTTTGGGGACAGCACTCAACGCCAATGGTATACGCAGGAGAGTGTTTCCATTTATGTTCCCACTGATCGCACGGTGGAAATCATATATCAGGCCACGTTCACTAACGCTCATAATGTGGGTGGCAGAGACACTGCAGGTGGTGGATGGATTAGCTGGGGTGTTGCAGCATTATTGCTTGATGATGTTGCAATCCCGCATTCGGGTACTGAATGGCAGGCTTCCAACGGCGTCTGGGAGTCGCATGAGATTCACAAGCTGGTTAAGGTCACTGCGGGCAGACATACGATTGCTGTCCGCAATGGTCTGATGAGTCATCAGGAAGATACTGGGAAACCGTACTTCAGATATTCGGATAAGGATGGCGTCTCCTATAAGGGCCGTGACCTGAAGGTGTGGGACCGGGGGCCGGTGCAGTGAGCTGGAGGCATTGGCTGACCGATGCGCGTACCGGATTGATCGTCCGCCCCATCGATATCCCGTCGTTCGCGTGGACGATGAGCGTGAGTGATTTCGGGTTCACCACCACCGCGAAGAACCTGGGTGAGGCCGATGCGTCGAACCTGACGCTGCCGTGGAGCCAGTTCGACGAGTTCGACGACGCGGGAGTGCTGACGCATAGGGCCACTGCCGCCGAACTGAACCATATGCTCGGCATGGGGAGGCGTGCGCTGTGCTCCTCATGGGTGTATGAGGGTGTGGCTGATAAGCGTGGCACGCCGATCCTGTGGGGCGTGTTGGGCGAGCGTGAGGATTCGTGGCTCGATACCACGTTCCCGGTGTATTCGCCCATGACGCTCATGGGATCGCGCTACGCGATCCGTGACGGGGCGTTCCAGGATGGCAGGAGCACCGATACCGTGAGCTGGACGGGGCTGTCCCTGCGTGGGTTGGCATCCAACCTGATCGACCTGGCGGTCAACGGCAAGAACGGCGGCACGCTCCCGTTCGACTGCACGTATGTGAACGAGCCGGGCAACCACCAGCGCACGGACTACAAGGCTTGGAACGTGCAGAACCTCGACGTGAAATCCCTGCTCACGAACATCGCGAACGTGCAGGGTGGTCCGGACATGACGTTCCGCCCGTACTGGTCGGATGACCGGCACGCGCGTTGCCGGTTCCTGGCAGGGTCGGACGCGGATGTCTACCTCGATATGGATCACGCGCCCCTCGCCCTGAACAGTTTTCCCGGTGGCGGCTCGCTGGAGGGGCTGAAAGTCTCCTATGCGCTGCCATGCCAACGCGTGTACGGGACGGGTGCGGGAACCGACGAGAGCGTGGTCACCGCGATCGCGGAGGACCTCTCCCAGGTGACCGGGTCGATGGACCCGCCGATCCTGCGCGAGACGGCGTACTCGGACACCGATGCCGCGACCGTGGAGAACCTGAAACCCAAGGTGCTGTCGATCCTGAACGCCGACAAGCGCACCGTGATGCAGCTGACCGGCAGCATCGACGTGAACGACACCGACACGGCGGGCAGGCCCATGCACCCGTTGGGCTCGTTCTGGCCGGGACAGTCCTGCGAGGTGAGTGTGACCGGGCATCGCACGCTGCCGGACGGCACCTATTCGACCAGACTCATGGAGATGAGCGGGGACCAGTCCAGCAAGGTCTCATTGAAATTCGATGTCATGAACGCACCATTCTAAGGAGCATGTTTTGGCTTTTCACCCGGATATCACACGCAGGGACGATGTGTCGGTGGCGTTGGATGCGGCGAACGCCGCGGTCAGGCTCGCCTCCCGTCAGATGACCGGCAACGCCGGCAGTGTAACCATACCCAACGCCGACGGCACCAAGACCGTGATGGGCGTGGACGCCGGGGATGCCGGTGTAGCGCCCTGGGTGGGGGACACCACCGCGCCGGGAACCCCGACAGGCGTCAGCGCACAGAGCGGCAGCGGCATGATCGTCGTCTCCTGGGACGGGACTCTCGATGGTGGGGTCCCACCGGATTTTCACCATGTCGCACTGTTGGTCGATGGCGTCGAATCGGGCAGGCTCGCCGCGAAGGGCAGCGTCGTGTTCGGCCCATACGACAGCGGTGCCACTCATCTGGTGAGTGCCGTCGCCTATGATGACGCTCACGGTGAGGACGGGTCGAGCAGGCCCAACGCGTCGGCTCCATCGGCTTCGATCACGGTTAAGGTCGCCGGTTCGGACATCGACCCCGACAGGCTCGGCATAGCCATCACGAAAGCCATCACAGACCCTTCCGGGGACGGCGTGAACAAGGGCGACCTGTGGCTCAAGTACGACCGCGACCCGGATTCCAGCGGAGCAGCCCTCGTGGGCGAATGGTGGTGGAATGAGAGTGCGTGGGTTGAGATACCGGTAAACATCTATCTCGACCAGCTAGCCTCTAGGGGGATAAACGCCGACAGTGCGGTAATCGGCCTGATTGCGGCTGGCATCATCACAGGCGGCTTGTTCCAGACTTCCGCCGATAATCCGCGCTCCTATTTTGACACGCAGGGATTCCACACCACCGACGCCGACGGGAACTTGACGTTTAATACTTCGAACGGTGTGGTGAATATGATCAACGCGATCGCTAAAAACATGACCGTTACCGAACTCAACGCCGTGGGCGGGTCAATGTCGCTGACCCCTGCCGAGACACCATCGTCAACGACGATCTACAGTCAGACCTTTGAGGACTCAGCGGGTATCGAGGGCTGGCGTTCAGTGGGCGAGGCGCAGTTTACGATTTCCACGGAACAACACCATTCGGGGAGCTCGTCACTGAAGGTGCCATCGTCGGCAATATGGGCGTCCCTGTCCCTGAGGGACGTCATACCTGCCGATCGTCTCCTGCCGGGAGCCACCTATACGTTCGATTACTGGGTATATTTCCCCACCCCATCAACCACCAGCATTGACACGTTCAACTGGGCCGACGGCATCGGGGCCAGCGACCTCAACCCCAGCCGGACGGTAGGGTGGAATCACGTAACCTACACGGCCAAGATCCCCTATGGCAAGGCGATGGGAACATCAAGCATCTTCCCCTATATGCTGGTCAACCCGCCTTTCGATTCGAGCACCCAGAAGATCCTTGACTGCTATATCGACGATTTGACCATCACTCGCACGCCGTTCGGCGCGGGCGCATACTTCGGCCTCAGCGACAATGGGTATCCGGCCCTGGAAATGTACGGGGACGATGGCGACACCCTCATAAGCATCAAATCCTCGGATAGCGGCAGCACCGGTGGCAAGGTGGTGTTCGCCACGAAAAACGGCGTGTTCCTTGGTACCGAGGCGCAACAGCCTCAGATAAACATCACGGACGAAACGGTGGGGATTTCCTCGTCCAACCGGGTTGACATCACCGCCGTCAATGATGGCGTGTATGTCAACAGCCGGAAAATGAGCGACTCGGGATGGGTAGACCTGTCATCCTATCTAGCCAGCGGAGTCAAGGGGACCTTTAAGGGTCGAGTGATCGATGGAGTCGCGTATCTGGCACTTCTGTGTCAAGGTTTCAATGTCTCAAGCATGAGTACCGTACAACTCGCCAACGGTATTCCATCGTCATGGCTGCCCAAAAACGATTTCCCGACGAACGCCATCATTGGATCATCCGGCTTCTTTTCGGGAATAGTGTCGTTGTATCTGGATGGATCCGATAGAGGAAGTATCAGATTCCAAAATCTAGAAAAAGACAACGCATGGATTTGTCGCAGTACACTCACCCCATATGCACTCGGATAGGACGGCGGTATAGCAATGGATTACATCAGCACCACAGCAATCGGCTGGCTGGTCACGACTGCACTTGGAGGTAGGGATGCCTGATCATATGCCCGTGTGGGCATGGATACTGGTGACGGCATTGGGCAGCAGCGGGTTCATGACATTCGCAGGACGACTCATCGACCGCTGGTCGGCACATGAGCATGCAGCGATCCGTAGAGGTGACCTCGCCGCCGATCTGGAATCCGCCCTCTCCGCCTCACCGACCATCACTGGCATGGGGGAGAAGCTCAGCCGTGACTATGCGCATATGGAGCATATCGACGACGAACTCCGTGAATTCCGCTTGACGCAGTTGCGTCAATGCCTGTTCGCCCACCCGTATGACCAGAACAGTCACCAGTCGGCGATTGAGAGCGGCGAAGCATATATTGCGCTCGGGGGGAACGGTGTCGGGCATAAACGCCTGACCCAGCTCGAGGACAACTATGCGCAACGCGTCGCAACTGACGACTGGGATTACACCCACAACCGCCCATAACCACACGCTCAATTATTCAAGCCTCCGAATATTCGGGGGCTTTTCTTATGCACAAATCTAGGAGGTAACCATGCACAAACGCTTATTGGGAGCGTTGTCCACGCTGGCCTTGCTCGGCTCGCTTGCCGCGTGCGGCACCAGCACGCCCACTCCAACTACAGCAACCCCGACCGCATCGGCCAGTCAGACCATCAAAACACATACGGCGACGGTCAATGTCGAGGGTACCGGCACAGCCACAGACGTGACGGTCACCATCATCGACCCGGACACCGGACTCAAACCCACGCAGGGTGCCGAGGGGCTCGAGGGTGCGTCCGCAACCCCGACCGACAGCGACCAGCATGTGGGTGACAGCAAGGCGCAGACGGACAGTAATCCGAATGTGCCGCTCCCGTTCGCTGGCGTGTACGAGTTGACCGCTGGTCAGAGCATCACGGTGGCCGCGCAGAACGGCACCGCCGATGCGACCATCACCGTGACCATCACTTTGGACGGGCATCAGGTCAGTGAAAGCGGGACCGGTGCGAACACCGCCGTCACCGCCACCAGCAAGGAGGCCAAATGAG